TTCAGTGGGTCGAATAAACTTTCCGATCTTTTTAAGAAAGATTCCATTTCCTTCAAGGATACTTTGGAGACAGAGAATTTTGTTAGAAGCGAGGTCGATCTCGTCAAGAAGCAAGATAGCTCCTCGTTCGAGTGCTTCGATGACTGGGCCATTGTGCCAGACGGTTGCACCATCAACAAGGCGGAAACCGCCAATAAGATCATCTTCATCAGTTTCAATAGTAATGTTTACACGGATGAGTTCCCGACCCAATTGAGCACACGCTTGCTCAACCGAGAATGTTTTACCGTTTCCAGAGAGACCAGTAATGAACGATGGATAGAATAGACGGGACTGAATAATTTTTTTAATAGAACCGAAATTGCCAAACTTGACGAAGGTATCATCTTTTTCAGGAATAAGATTTTGCTGAACTGCAGGCATAGCAGCAGGAGCACTATAGGACACTTCCAAATCTTGAACTGTCTCTTTTGTTACTTCCAGGTTCCACTTACCACGACCAACTTTGTATTGTGCCAGTTTGTTAGTCACAGTTTGATAATTAGTATCATTCATCGCACACCATCCACGAATTTCGGCACTCGTCACAGACTCGCCATAGAGAGCCTGGAGAGAGGTGCGAATGTAGTCGGGGGAGAGAGACATAATGTGGTTTGTTTGTTTCAACTGAAGTTATTATACAAGAAAAAAAGGGGTCCGAAGACCCCCTATAGACAGTTCAAGAATCGGACTCTAGATAGTCTTCAAGTTCTTGAACAAGACTCTCTTTACTATGCCTTCTGTCCAGTTCAATACCAACGGTTCTGCCGTATTCTTCCAGTTCCTTTTTGGTCATATCATGAAGTGACACATCACTCTCATATGCAACATCTTCTTCCTCAGCAGTAGGTTCTTCTACCACTTCTTCTACTGCAGGTTCCTCTACTACTGGCTCCACTACAGGAGCAGGTGCTGGTGCAGGAGTAGGGGCAGAGTTACCCCTGACTAAATCCCCAAATCTAGACATTTTGATTACCTATTAATATAGAAATATTTATCAGGCAACAAGTTCCACAAACTCTCCAAGAATTTTTTTATTCATTTTCTTAGTCTTAAGACTCTTCACAAATGCAGATTTAATTTGAGTCTTTGTTGCATCTTCGGCAACTTCAAACTCAGAGTCCTTAGAAAGAGAATTAGAAGAGATACCAAAGTAGGTATCATATCCAGAATTCCTGATAGAAAATGCTTTCTGCTTCTTCCATTCTTTCATAGTATCGTCATGGAGTTTTCCATAGTATCCACAGTACCGACGAACGAAACTGCCAGCATCACGGGACTCAAGGACACGAATACCGATAAAATTAACTTCAGGGAAGTTATCCTTCAGATTACGAAGAAGAATGTCAGTAAATTGATGCCAATCACAATCAAGAGAATACGTGTTTCCAGTCTTACGATCCCTAAGAATGCAGTTAGGAGTAACTGAACGACATCCGATAGTGGGTTCAGATTCCCAAGAACGTTGAACTTCTGCATGACGCTTAAGGTCATATCCTTCACCATCAGTCAAAACAACACACTGGACTTTCTGAAGTTTGTTCTCTTTCTTGAACTTAGGGAGGATCTTGTGGAGAGTAAGCAGAGTCTCATTCAAAGGAGTTCCAGAAAGACCCATACCAGGAGGAGTGGGTGCATAGCAACGATTATAACGACTGAAGGAATGTGCGAGACGGAAAATAGTCTTCATTTGGTCTTCCATGGTCTTACCATTCACTTTGCTAGTGAAAATATTGACAAGAGAAAACCACTCACCAACATGGAAGATTCCATCACGTCGGGTATAAGGAACATCACGAACAGTAACCTTACCATTTTCATCAGTATGAACGTGAGGATAATCAGAAGTGAAAGAATACACCTCAAACGGAATAGCAACTTTTTTACAGAACCAGATAAGGTTGAAAAGTTGCTTGACAGTATCCAGCATCACGTCACACATAGACCCAGACCAATCAAGAATGAACACCAGACCATGGTTCTTGCCGTCAGCAAGGGTAGTGACCTTCTTGAAGAGGTCTTCATTATACTTATAGGTATGGAGTTTAGAGCAGTCCAGAATGCCTGTGCGGGCGGTAGTAGCGCGAGCATAAGAGTCTGCTGCCTTACGACATTCAAACTCTTTTACCAGATAATTGACCTCTTTCTGAGCAGAACGTTTGAATTCTGCAAATTTTTTATCAACTTCACCAAAGACAGATTCTTCTGAGAGTTCGGCTTCCTCCAACCAATTAGACCAATAAGTCTTGGCATTATCATGAACCAGATTATTAGGAATAATAATTTGGTCAATTTTTAGGTCAGGAATCTCAACATAAACATTCTCATATCCATCCATGGATGCAAGTTCTTTGATTGCGTCTTCCAAAGAATTGGCAGTCTTCACATCCAAATCATCAAGTTCTTCCTCTTCTTCAGAGAAATCATCTTCAATTTGCTGTGAAGCAGATGCAGTGCCACCATACGATTCGTCGGATTCTGGTTCAACAGACTCGTTTTCCTCACCACCAGACTGCGCCTCAGGAGATTCTTGTCCCTCCTCATGCTCCTGTTGATGTTGGTCAGTCTTGACTTGATTCTCCTTACAATACTTATAAAGTCGCTCTGCTACTACAAGAACTTCATCGAAAGTCTCAGTATCTGCAATTGCATCAATAATTTCCGTCTCTTCACCACTCTCAATAGGAACTAGAGTGTAATTACCAATCTTGAACCGCAGATTTGCACGATCTGCAAGATTCATCAGACTGATATCTTCATCTGCAACTTGAAAGAAATCTTGCTCTGCAAGTTCTTTATATCCATTAAAGAAAGTCTTGGACAGACCGGCATAACGACGCTTCATCAATTTCTCAATACGAGCATCCTCAACAATATTGACAAACTGAGGAGGAATCTTGACTTCCTTCAACCAGTTGCGATCAGGAGTGTAAAGTGCATGACCAACTTCATGACCGACAAGCATATCATACACAACACTACTTGCTCGCTCCCACATAGGAAGAGTCAGCACACGGGTATGAACATTAAACTGAGCAGTCTCTACTTTCTTGTGTTCTACAACAAGATCTTCGGTTGCCAGGAGTTTAGCAAGTTGCGATTTGATCTCGTGATTGACTGCCATAATGTTTCGTTCGTATGGACTCATAATACGACGAAACCCGCTTGATATGCGGGTTCATGTGACGCTTCTTAAATTGTCTGAGTGCTTCTTTACGTGCTCTCATCGCTTGGGGTTTGAGAGTAGGTTTCTGCTCCTTTTTGGAGTGATGTTTCCAGTTTGGGACTTGCATTTTTCTTGAGTGCGTTAGGACACCATAGTTGAAAAACCTTTTACCTTATCAAACTTTAAGACACTTTCAAATTTGTCATGTAAGTCAGTCTTGTGAGAGATGACAAAGATATTAGCATCTTTAATCACATACCGAATGATCTTAAGAAATTCTTCCGTTCCAAATCCATCAAGTGATGAATCAAATACTTCATCCATAATCAGCAAGTTAGTATTCACCGAATTCTTGAGTCGTGCAACTTCTCTCCAAGTAAAGAGTAATGAGAGGTCAATTCTCATTTTCTCTCCTTCACTAAAAGAAGAATATGAGAAGTGTTCATGAATTGGTGATTCAACGGTTTCATTAAATTCGCCATCAAGTTTAAAGTTGATGTAGAAATCCATCATCTGCAGATAACGATTTACTTGCTGATTAATGAACGGAAGATATTTCTTAATGATCTTTGTTTTTACGCCATCATCCTTGAGTAAGGAATAGGCAAAATCGTAATGTACGATTTCTTGTTTTTTGTCTGAGAGGTCTTCTATTGTCTTTTGGAGATTTTCTCGAAACTCTTCTAGTTTCTCATGTTCAGTATTTCTGTTTTGTAGGTTACTGGTAATAGTTTGAATTTCATGTTCAAGATCTCTGATTTGTCTTTGGTTGAGACTAATCCGAGTATTGTTTTGAGAAATGCCATGTGTTAGCTTTGTAATCTCCTGTGATAGGGCAATAAACTGACGCTCTCTTTCTTGTTCAGACTTAATTGTTTTCTCAAGTTCTGCATAACCATCTTTAAGTTCCTTTGCTTTATTTTGAGCATCACTAATTCTATTTACACGAAACTCTTCTTCAATCTCCTGTGTACAGGTGGGGCATACCGTATTTTCAGTAAAAAACTTATGTTCTTTGGTAATTGTACTTACCTTTTGAGACAATTTTCCTTTGAGATTGTTTAGTTTTGATAACTTATCAGCAGCACCAGTAACCTCTTCTTGCTCCTTAGTATAACGATGAATATCTTCTTCAAGAACTGCATTCTGCTTCATATATGCAACTAATTCTTCATCCAACTTGGAGATTTTTTCATTATTGGAATCAATATTTGCATTACCACGATTCTCAAGTTCTTCAATAAAATTTTGTTGCATCTTCATCTTATCTTTGAGAGTATCTTTCTTCAACTCCAAAGATTTAACTTGATCTCTACGAACACGAATTTGATCTTTAATAAGACCATTCATCGCAGAAAAGATACGAATATCCAACAGGTCTTCAATCACCTCGCGACGATTTGATGTCGTTAATTGCATAAAAGGCACAAAGGTGCTGCTACCCAGAATTACAATCTGAGTAAAAGACTTATAGTTTACCTTGAGAATATTTTCTTCCAGAATACGTTGATTAGAACGATCATCTGCTTCCTTGTGCAAAGGAACACCGTTCACCTCAATATCAAAGACATTTGGTTTGATTCCACGACGAACCAAATATTCTTTATTGTTAACAGTAAATTCAATCTCAACCACACATTCTCTTTCATTAGTGGTATTCACTAACTGTGGTTTATTGATTTTACGAAAAGGTTTATTAAACAAACCAAAGGTAAGTGCATCCAGCATGGTGGATTTACCAGCACCGTTTGTTCCGATGATTAGATTTGTATGATGTTGTTGAAAGTCAATTTCAGTAAAGTGATTTCCAGTAGAGAGAAAGTTTTTATATCTAATCTTTTTGAAGTTTATCATGATTAAAATAATTAAAATTCAGAACAATTCTTCTTTTCTTATTAGTACAACTAGTTCCGGTATGTTTGAGTGAAGAGTCAAAAGTAATCATCCTATTTGCAATACTTTCTATTCTATCACCATTCTCAAACTCTGTAAATCCGTCATTAGTATTCATATAAAAAATAGATGTTTTACAATCAGGCAAATTGACATCAGTATGGAATCCATATCTAATAATCGAATTCGTTCTAATTGTAGAATTAGCTTTTGCTTTTACAATGTGCTTCATATTCAAAGCATCGATAAAAGCTTGTATATTCACATTACTAACTGGTTTATTTAAATTATAAAATGGATGAATATATTGAAAATCATCTAACTCATCAAGTTCATTACCATATTTCATTCCCTTTTCAGTTTTAAATTCATTCCAATACCATACGAATTTGCTAGAAAAGAAAAAATCTGATATATCTAAAAATAGGTCAGTTGGAAGAAAATTGTCAATAACTTCAATTTTTTTCATTCTTGGGAGGGATTACGATATCATTAGGAGTTATTACTGCATATTTGTAATTATAGTGCTTGCAGGTCTTTATGGCAAGATCATCGTCAACTTCTACAATATCCATCACAGCATCTTCTTGGTCTTCAAGCATCATAGCATATCTCTCAGCATCATCCTCTTCCTCAAACAAAAATAGGACTTTGTGCCCATACTGGTCTTGAACAGCATAGGCACCATCGTCCTTTTTATCTCTAAGAGTTAGAAGATACATTATTCAACTTCGCAAGCTTGTCTATACAAATCCTGGAAGATACCCTTAATTACAGTTTTATCAAATTCAAAATCAGACTCGTCAATATAACGATTTAGAATTGAAATTGTATTTTCTTCTTCATCAACTTCAAATTCTTCAGACTCATGAATATCAAAATTTTCAACAATCTTGAGTTCTTGAATTCCAGCAGAATGAAGTTTATCAATAAACTTTTCAAAGTCTTTTGGATTAGTCTTTTTACGGACGATAACCTTTACAATTTTACTTTCATATTGTGAAGCATTGAACAACTTGTAGTTGGTATCTTCGTAGTAGATGTTATGAAATAATTTATAAGGGTTGTTGATCGGAGTCAGAGTAAGGTTTTCCGTATCAAATATATGAAATCCTCTAGTATCGTTGACATCCGTCCAGTACATTTCATAGGGGTTTCCAAGGTAAAATACCCGTCCATCATCCGATCGAGTGTGATAGTGACCGGAGAAGACATATTCGAACTTCTCAAATAGTTCGCTCGACAGACCATGCTCCATGATGATTTGTCGATTAACTCTAAATCCTTGGAGTTCAAGGTGCCCCATCGCGACCTTGCTAGTTGTCTTTTTAATAAGTTGATAAGATGCTTCTTCATTTCCCTGATTAATCCACGGTAAAAATAGAATATCTAATCCACCAACTTTGACTTCTTTAGGTTGACTATAAGTCTTGATATTTGAATAAGTTTGAAGAAGAAGTTCTGGTGAATTTACTTCGTTTGTATTCTTGTAATATGTATCATGATTACCAATAATCATATGCACATCGTAATCTTTGAGATTATCAAAGACAACTCTCTTAGACCACTCAAGACTTTGATAATCAATTGACTTACGACTATCAAACGCATCACCCATATGAATAACTGCTTCAACACCGTGTTCCTTTAGGGCAGGGAAGAAAACATTCTGATAAAAGAGTTCAAAGTAATCGTGGAGATACTTAGAACCCTTTCTGGCACCATAGTGAGTGTCTGTGATGATTGCTACTTTCATTCTGCGTGGTGTGCTTTCAGATCCGGATTTGCTTTAGAGGGTTCAAAAGGACTTCTATCA